TCGATCTCGACCGGGTCGTCCACCTTCACCTCGCCTCGACGCCACGCGTTGATGGCCTCCGCCTCCGACTTGAACTTGCGGACCTTCGCGTTCGGGTTCGGGGCGAACTTGAGCGCGTGCGTGACCCCGATGATGGCCTCGTGCTGCGGGTAGGCCATCAGGCGGTTCCGCGACTGGTCGGAGAGGAGCATGTTGCTCATCGTCATCATCTTCGCGTCCTCGATCCCCTGAGGGGTCACCGGGGCGTGCACCTGGAGGGTGTCGCCGTCGTAGTCGAGGTTCATGCCCTTCTCGATGAAGGGAGAGACGCGGATCGTCTTGCCCTTCACCGGTTGCGCGTAGGCGGCCACGATGCCGTACCGGTGCAGCGTGGGCGCGCGGTTGATGAGCACGGGGCGCTCCTTGATCTCTTCGTTGAGCGCCTGCTTGGCAGCGGGCTGCCTCTTGTCGACCAGCTCACGAGCGTGCAGCGCCCCGTAGCCCTTGCGCACGAGACGGGCCACCAGGAACTTGTCGAACATCTGCCAGAGCTGATCTTCGGGCAGGCCCACCGCGTCCATGTGGAGGTTGCCATCCGGCACGGCCGTACCGCGACCGGACACGTCCTGCTGCCGCTTCATCAGCTTCCTCTGGAAGAAGCCCCCCTTGGGCGAGCCGTGGCCCCCGATCATCGTGAGGAAGCCCTTGACCGACTGACCCTGGAGCTCCTGGTCGTCCACGTCGTGCGTGCCGAAGACGGCGCCCACGGCGTTGTAGAGAGCGGCGCGGTGCTTCGGCATGTCCGACTGGAGCACGGTACCCTTCACCACGTTGTTGACGTCGATCAGGTGTCCGTAGAGCTTGTTCGAGTCGCCGACGGACACCTGGGAGGGGTTGTTCGGCTGCGGCGTCACGGGGCGGAACACCGGCGGGATGACGGGCACCTTCGACAGGACGTACGCGTCCTGGGGCTTGATGCCCTCGCGCTTCAGCGCCTCCAGGTATTTGACTTGCTTGACGCAGTCGTTGAGCTCGGCGCCCTTGAGCGTCTTGAGACGCTCGCGCTCGGACTTGATGCGGGCGTCGACGTTGATGCGCGCCAGCTCCTCCTTGATGTGCGCGCCGCCCTTCTCGCGAAGGGTATCGACGAACCGCTTCTCGGTCATCCCGAGGAGGCGCCGGACGGGCTCCTCGAAGACGGGGTTGGGCACCGGCTCGTGGAGGTCGATGTGCGAGTACAGCGTCCCCTGGGGGCCGCCCGTCAGGCGGGGGTCGAAGAGCCCGCCCGGCTCGGGCTTGAGGTTCTTGGCGACGAGCGTCTCGCGGTTCTCGATGGCGCCCGCCGACCGCGCCGCGATGTCCTTGTCGGTCATGGGGAGAAGGTGGACGCGGGAGCCCCGCCGGTCGACCTTGACGCCCGCGCCTTGCAGCATCGCCTGGAACTTGTTGTACGCGAACGAAGTCCTGTAGGTGGGCAGCGGGAGGCCGAGCTGCACCGCGCGCCAGAATTCGTCGTTCTTCTGACCGCGCACGTTGGCGGCGTCCGAGATGATGCCGCGCGCGTTGTGGGCCACGAGCGCGTCGAACTCCATCTTGCCGAGGCCCTTGGCGCCCTCGTCGCCGCCCTGCTTCACGGGCTGCTCGTTGATGTCGTACGGACCAACGCCGTGGCCCGCGAAGTTGGTGTCCGTCGACTTGAAGAGCTTGAAGATGAAGCTGCGGCCGACGTTGACGCCCTCGCCGTCAGGCCCGACGATCTTGCGGCCGCTCACCGGGTCGAAGAGGTGCTCCTTCTCCTTGACGCCGTGCTTCTTCGCGAGCGCCTCGACCCATTCGACCGCGTTCTTGTTGTCCGCGTTGTCGAAGAGGATCGGCTTGCCGGTCTTCTCGGCAACCTTGCCGAGAAGCGCCTCGTGGAGCTGGGCGGGGTTGATGCGCGACACCACGCCGGCGCTGGTCATGATGAGTTCGACCGGCTTGCCGCCCTCGTCCTTGAGCATCCGGTCGTCGGGAACGATCGAGGCAACCACGCCCTTGTTGCCATAGCGGCCGGCCAGTTTGTCGCCTACCTGCATCTTCTCGTGCGTCTTCACGAGGATCGCGATCTGATCCCCGGTCTTCACGACGTCGACAACCTCCCCAGGGGTGCCGTGCTCCCAGGCAAGCGTGACCTCCCGATACGGCTTCGTGAGGGTCTTCGAGATCCTGCCGAGCATCGCGTCGGTGCCGGTGATCTGCGCCTTGACCATGCCGGCCACGAGGATGTCGTGGGGGGACACCTTCGCGCCCTTCTTGACCACGCCGTCGGCGTCGAGGTGCGAGTACTGGCCCGGCGTGTACTTGGCGCCGAAGTACACCCGGTGCCGGTCCTTCGACAGCTCGACGCCCAGGGCGAGGGGGAACACCTCGCGGTACATGTGCTCGGAGGTCATGCGCTCCGCGAAGCCCTCCGAGATCACCACGGCGTCGTTCGAGTTCAGGCCGTAGTAGGGCATGTACGCCACGCGGGCGTTCAAGCCCGTGGCCAGCACGCCGCCGCGCGTGTAGTTCGAGTCGCCGAGGCGCTCGCCGGACTCGACCTTGTCGCCGACCTTGACCGAGAGGTCGTGGTGCAGCCGTGTCTTGGACGGGAAGGGGAAGTTCGTCTGGTAGGGGACCTTGACGAGCCCCCGGTCGGACGCGGTTTTCACCGAGTGAAACTCGTCCAGGCTCCCCTTGAGCGCCTGCCAGTCGTCGTACTCGCGGAGGTTCTTGCACTTGCAACCGGGCTTTCGCTCGATCTGCTTCATGACCCTCTGCGGCGAGGAGACCCCCACGATGTACTTCACGTCCGTCGGGACACCGTCCTCCTCGGTGTCCACGGCCCAGAGCGTGCCGCCCTCGTCGTCGCCCACCCAGAAGTCGAGCGAGTCGCCGTCGGGCCCCTCGTAGCCGGGGAGGTAGCCGTAGTCCTCGGGGAACTTGTCGCCCCAGGGGGCCTCGCCCTTCTTGATCTCGATCTTGAAGGTGAGCCCGCCGAGCTTCTTGTCCGACTTGACGGGCCGGTCGGCGAGCTTCTCGGCCGCCCGCTTCGCGCGCGAGGGCTCGATGTAGACGTACCCGCCCTCGATCTTGCGCACCGTGCCCTTCACGGGCGCCACGGGGCAGACCATGTGCCCGTAGAACCCCTCGAACGAGCCGCCGTCCGGGTGCTTCACCTGGACGAGCGGGGCCTCCCTCTTGAGGAGCGGGAGCCCCTGCGTCTGCATCTTCGACCCCATGATGGCGCGGTTGCCCTGGATCGAGTGCAGTAGCGGGATGAGCGACGTGGCCGGCGAGTAGGTGTGCGAGACGTGGAGCTGCTCGTAGTCGACGTCCTTCGCGTCCGCCTTGCGCACGCCGCCACGGTGGATCGCGTCGACCTCGCCGCTCAGGTGCTGCCCGGGGAACGCGACGACCTTGTCGTGGAGGTCGCCGGCCTTGACGAGCTCGACCCCGCCGGTGCGGACGTTCCGGAGCGGGGTGTAGAGGTTGCCCTCCTCGTCGCGGTGGGCGGCGATCGTCGCGCGGATGTCGACGCCCGCGTGGCCCGACTCCGGCGTGCGGATGGGGTCGAGCACGCCGAAGTGCGACGCGTGCGTCAGCCGCGTCTCGAAGGGGATGGCGCGCTCCGAGGGGATGCCGCCCTCGCCGAGCGCCGTCACTTTCACGGCGTGGTCGATCAGCTCGATCGGGTTGATGCCCGTGGGCACCGCCGTCAGCGCGCTGGTGGTGATGAACTTGCGCATCGAGGGCGAGAACGGTGCGGGCTTGAGCGCCGCCCTGATGTCCTCCTTGCCGTTGAGCGCGGCCCTGGCCGTGGGCGTCCACTCGCGCGCCGTCAGGCGCACCCTCTCCGCCAGGAAGTCGTCGACCGAGTGGAAGGTCTTGAACGCGAGCGAGTCCGAGTCGTCGACGTCCTCCTCCCCGTTGTGCACGCGCAGGAGCTTGCGCCCGGAGGCCATCAGCGTCTCGGGCGTGACCTTGCCGTGCTCCAACCCGAGCGTGGCCTTGGCGACGCGGGCGTCCATGGCCGTCGCCCCGAGCTTGCCGACGACGGCCGCGAGCCTCGCGTCGTGGCCCGCCTTGGGGTCGATCTGCGAGGGGTGGACGAGCTTCTGGTAGAGCTTGTTGACCGCGAGCTCCTGCTTCGACTCAAAGAGCTTGCGGTTGGCGTCCGCCACGCGGCCGCCCCACGACTTGGCGATCTCGTCGTGGCCCACGCCGAGCGCGCGCAGCGTGGCGTAGAGCGGGATCTGCGTCGAGTCGAGGACGACGTAGAAGGCGCCCTTCTCGGGGTCCATCGAGACGTGGAAGTTCGAGAAGAGCTTGCCGCCCTTGGAGAGGTTGAACGAGGTCTTGAGCTCGCCGTTCGAGGCCCGCTGCGTGTACACGCCGGGCCGCCTGCGGAGCATGTTGGCGACCTGATATTCGTTGCCGTCCATCACGATCGTGTGGCGCTCGGTAAAGTACGGCAGGTGCGTGAGCGTGAAGTGCTTGGCCTCGTCGACGACCTTCCCATCGGCCCCCCGGAGCACGAGGGTGCCCTTGACCGGCTCGGTCAGCGAGTCGCCCGTGAGTAGTGCCCGCTTCTGGTCTTCGGGCGAGTACTCCTTCTCGTGTACGCGGACGTCCTTGATCTCCAGGGTGCGGCCGCGAAGGTCGACGGGGGAGACGCGCAGGAGTTCCGCTACGACCTTCGAGCGGACGCGGTCCCGCAGCGTCGCCGCGTCGGTGAGGATCGGCGTGAGGTTCGGCACGGTAGAATCGTAGGGCGTAAGCTGGTAGAAGTCGTTACGGAGGTGAGCGGTGAAGGTCGTTCGTAGCCTTATCGATCTGGACTTCAACTGTTGTGTGGCGGCGCTGCTCGCGGCGGCGGCCCTCTCGCCGCGCGACGTGATCGCCAACACGCCTGCGCCGCCGCCGCGCGTCGTGGCGCCGGGTGCTCCCGTCGTCAGGAGGCGTCGACAGCGACGCGGCTTCGCGCCGCAGGGCTGGACGGACCGTAGCTGGTAGAGGGCAGGAACGAACGTTCGGGATGGTGATTCGATCTCTCTTCGCCCCGCTGATGCGACGGATCATGCGCAGGCTCGGGGGGGGTCCGTAGAGCAGTTCACCCGGTGAACCGCGCCCGCCGCCGTCAGAGGACCACCGGCGGGCGCGGGGGGCCGCGCTTCGTTTTGCCCCGCTTCTCCGTCGGTTCAGTCGTTTCTTTTGCCTTGCGTGTCGCGATCATGACCGAGATCTGGATGACGCCGTTCTTGAGCGTCGTCGACTCGTGTGCCGGGAACTCGCACAGGCCCTGGCTCCTCTTCTTGAGGAGCTCCTTGTAGGCGGCCATGCGGGTGTGGGGGCAGACGTAGTCGCCGTCCTCGGGCAGTACGATCTTGTCCTGCTTGAGGTCGACGTAGCAACGGTTGCAGGACTCCCACGGCCTCCAGATCACGAAGACCTCGTGGTCGAAGTCGTACGGCTGCGTGGGGGCTGCGCGCTCGTCGGCGGCCGCGAGGGGGCTCTTGAGCTCAGGCGTCTTGCGGGAGAGGAACGTCTCGGGGCCGCTCATACGATCGCCGGGCCCTTCTCGGCCTTGGCCTCCTGCTCCTGGTTCTGCATGAACTGCGACATGCGCTCCTTGACCACAGAGTACATGATGAGGTCGGTGCCCTGAAGGTTGTCCATCTGACTCGACCGCGACCCCTCGTCCATCTGCATGAACTGTTGCACGAGTTCGTCGGCGCGCGCCGCGACGGCCGTCTGGTCGTTGTAGTCGATCGGGCCCTTGGCGGCCTGGGCCGACTGGATCGCCTGCTGGCCGAGCGAGTTGCCCATACGTTTGACCTCGTACTCCAGCTCCATCTGCATGCGCTGATCGGCGAGCGTGTCGGCCTTGCGCTGCTCGCGCTCCTCGTCCGCGTCGATCTCGAACATGTCGTAGATGGTCGAGTCGCTGACCTTCTGCTGCCCCCAGAGCTGGAGCATGAGCTGCTTGCGCTCGACGTCGTCGATCATCTTGAAGTCCGACAGGCGCACGCTTGCGGGCTTGGTCCCGAGGAAGTTCGCCACTCGGCTTTCGAGCCACGCGAGGAACCCGTTGAGGTCGTCGATGTGGTTCTGGAGCTGGTTCTCGATCATCCTGAGGGTGATCTCGCCGCGCGTCTGGCCGAGGCCGCCTTCGAGGAACTCCTTCGGTACGCCGAAGGCGAGCATGATGTTCTTCTCGGCCGCTTCGAGCTCCGCGAAGGTGAGCATCGCGCGGCCCTGACCGCCGATGTCCTGAACGCCCACAGGGGTGGGCGCGATCAGCACCTTGAGCGGGTCGCGGCGGAAGTCCTTGTAGGCGGCCTCCAGCCGGTCCTTGAAGTCGGCGAGGTTGACGTTCTGGAAGGGGTCGCCGTTCTGCCCCTGCTGCTGCGGGAACATCACGCGGAAGGGCGTGATGTGTTCGAGCGCGATGGCCTCGTTCGCCTTCCGGAGGGCCGCAGCGAAGAGGAACATGTCGACGGCCGCCACGACGGGCGGCATCCCCCACTCGCTCTGGAGCCCGGAGGGCCCGGGCATCTTCATGTGGAACAGGTTGCCGTCGCGGAACTTGAGGAGCTTCCTCTCCCGCACGGTCTTGAGCATCCCCATCGGCGTCGTGTTGACGAGGTGCGCGTCGCCGGCCCGGATGTCTGCGGCCTGCCTCGAAGGGATCTGGTGGTAGTAGACCGACTGGCCGGTGAGGGAGTTGTGCTTGATGTCGATGGTCTTCGGGTCCCATCGAGTCAGGTTGAGCTTACGAGGGTCCGGCAGCGGCGTGTCCTCGGCGCGGCCGGTGACGGCCTGCCGGCACGCCGGGCACTCGAACCTGAACGTGAGCTTCTCCAGGTTGAACCCGTAGTCCTCGAACGCGTCGATGTTCGTCTTCTGGCGGCAAGACGAGCGCGGGCAGACGAGCATCCGCATGAACGGCTCGTAGAGAGACGCGAACGCGTTGCCGTAGAGCCACTTGTCGAAGGACATGAGGCCGAGGAACGCCCGGGACTTCAGGTGCTTCTCGTGCAGGTCCTTGTGGCGCTGCTTCTCGCTGGCCCCGACGGCGCTGAACTTGAACTTCGTGATCGGGTACTCGCCGAACTTTCGCACGACGGCGTAGACGTGCGGCGAGCGCCGGGCTAGAAGCTCAGACCAGACGAACGCCTCCTTGACCGTCCGGGGGCCCATGCTGTTAAAGACGGACTGCAACGGGTGACCGTGCGTACCGTCCCGATAGAGCGGGTTGGCCCCGTAGTCGAACGACATCAGGAATTCACTCCGTGAAACTCACTACAGCTCAGGTCAAACATACGCCCGTCTTCAAGCTCGACGCGCGCGGGCCCGGGCCGTGGTCGGCCGCGTGGGGCGCGACACAGGTGAAGGATGGGTGGATCTTCCCGGCCTACCCGCCCTTCGGCCTCCCGGTGCTGCGCGGCCTTCGGGAGACCGTGCAGGGAATGGATGAAGGGGACGACGTCACGTCGGCGGAGCGTGGGCTCCTGGCCGACGAGTCGCTCTGCGTGGCGGCGGAGAAGGCGTGGTCGGAGAAGCGCTTCGCGGACCTCCCGCTCCCCCCTGGGTACCGCTTCCATAGGCAGCCGTTCAAGCATCAGGCGTACGGGATCGTACTCGGGTTTGCGAAGTGGAGGAAGTTCTACTTGTGGGACATGGGCGTCGGCAAGACGGCCGTCTCGCTCGAAGTGCTGCGCCTCCTGCGCGCCTGGGGCAGGTTCAAGCGCGCGCTGGTCGTCGTCCCGCCGATCGTGCTCACCACGTGGGAGCGCGAGTGTCAGAAGGTCACGGGGGGCGAGTTCAAGGCCGTCATCTGGTCGGGCGACGAGGTGTCCGACAGGGACCTCAAGTCGATCGGCTGGGGCAAGGGAGCGTCCCGCGCCGACTACGTGCGCGCCGTCCTCGCCGCCCGCGCACAGTCGGCGGACGTCGTCATCGTGAGCTACGCCATGGCGCGCATCGAGGCGCAGGCGGCGGCGAAGGAGAAGCGGCTCAACCCGCTCGAAGAGCTCGACTACGACGTGGTGATCGCGGACGAGTCCCACTCGATCGGCGAGTGGGACTCCAAACAGACCCAGGCGGCGCTCGACCTGTCGTCGAAGGCGGGCCGGAGGATTCTCCTTTCGGGCACGGCCGCCGACCACCCTAAGAAGCTCTACCCGCAGCTCCGCTTCCTCGCGCCCGGGCTCATGCCGATGGGCTACTGGCCCTACTGCGACCGGTACATGGTGCGGCACCCGGAGATCCATCACCTCGTGCTGTCGTACAAGAACCTCGACGAGCTCAACGAGCGCGTGTCGATGGTCGCGTCGCGCATGAAGAAGACCGAGTGCCTCGACCTCCCGCCGCGCACGACGATCGACGTCCCGTTCCGGCTCGGCGCCAAGCAGTCCAAGCGGTACAACGAGCTCGTCGCCGAGCAGCAGGCGTCGGTCGACCTCTTCCTCAAGAAGACGCACCTCCCCGTGGTGCAGGACGAGGTTCACGCGGTGAATCGCGGCGACCTCATCACGGCGGCCAAGGGCGGCGTGAGGAGCACCAAACTGCGACAGGTGCTGTCCGGGTTCCTCAACCCCTCGCCCGACCTGTCCCTCTGCGACGCGTGCCCGCACCTCGCCGAGTGCGTGCCTGCGGAGGTCCTCCCCCACACGCCGCGATGCAAGGTCGACCCCGCTCCGTCGCCGGCCCAGGCGCCCGTGCGCGACTTCGAGAACCCGAGGCTCCCCCTCTTCAAGTCGATCCTCGGCAACATCCTCGAAGGCGACCCCACGAACAAGGTCATCGTATGGGCGAACTTCCGACAGGAGCTCGACGACATCAAGGGGGCGTGCGACGAGCTCGGCGCCGGCTACGCCTTCATCAAGGGCGCGAACCCCTCGAAGATGAGGGAGCACGAGGAGGCGTTCGAGAACGACCCGGACTGCCGGGTGTGGATCGCGCAGAGCGCCACCGGGGTGGGCATCACGCTCAACTCGGCGAACTACACGATCGACTACGCGCCGACGTGGGACCGCGTGCACGACAAGCAGAAGCGGGACCGCAACTACAGGGCCGGGCAGACGCGGCCCGTCACCGAGTACCGCCTCTACGCCGAGGGGACGCTGGACGAGTTCATCCTCGCCACCCTGCGCTTCAAGGACAACGTCGCGTTCACGATGCTGGAGAAGGTGGCCTGCTCCGCGTGCCCGCACCAGCGCCGCTGCGCGGCCGAGGAGAACCGGCCGTTCAAGCCGGGCTGCGTCTACAAGGCGGACGTCTCGAAGCCGAAGCAGACGCTCGGGCTGGTCAACGACCAGCGCGACTGATAGGTTTCTCGACCATGCAAGGGATCGACATCAGGCTCAAGGAGGTCGCGGTGCGGGACGCGATCCTCGCCGCGCTCGCCAGGACCGGCCTCCAGCCCACCGAGGGCACGAAGGTCAACTTCCTCTCGGGCCCGGGCGAGCCGGTCGTCGTCGAGGTGACGGAGCTCGAGATGGGGCAGCCCGCGCCCGCGCCTCCACCGGCACAGCCGCCGCAAGCCGCGCCGGCCGCGCAGAAGCGCCACGCCCAGCCGAAGCCGTCGTCGAAGCCCTCGCAGAAGCGGCCCGTCGTCAAGGACGTCTCCGACGTGGAGGAGGCCCTGTTCGGCGGTCAGGAGGCGTGGCCCGAGGCGCAGCCGTACCTGCCCGACGACGACGGCAAGATCGCGATGCCCGACGCGGGCAAGCACGTCGAGGGGCAGCTCGACGACGAGGAGGTCGTCATGTTCGACGCGAAGCGCTTCGCCGTCGACCCCGTGCCGGAGGGGGAGGCCCCGTCCCTGCGGAGCTCCACGACCCGCGCGTACGACGTGCCTGAGGAAGAGGACGGCGTCCCGGAGGCCTACCGCGCCCTGCCCTCGCCCGTCGAAGACGAGTAAGAAAAGCGACGACTCTCTGGTAGAAGGTCTTGCTTTTCCCCCGTTTGGGTTTACAACCGACGGCGATGAAGACACGGGACAAGAGTCTGCGAAGGGTCGCCTACGTCCGCGAGCTGTCCGAGCGCGCCCAGGACGCCCAGCTCCGCAACGCCTCGAAGGTGTTCGCGGACGCCCACCTCTTCCGGGCGGTGCTGAACCGCATCTTCATCGAGTACCTCGCGAGCCCCGGTTCACTGCGTGAATGGGCCGTGGAGTTCGTGCGAGTGTACAAGCACCTCCTGGACGGCGGCGAAGTGGCCAAGATGCCCGCCCCGTCCCTGGACCCCGACGTGATCGACGAGATCGTCGCCATGGTTCGGGGGAACGACGACACGAGAAGGAACGAGGACTGAGAGACACCATGAGCGAGAAGAAGAACGAGAAGACCGAGAAGCCCGCGAAGCACAAGGCCGAGGAGAAGCCCGCCCCCCTCACGGGCGAGGAGAAGCTCAAGGCGGACATCGCGGCCGCCATCGCGGCGGTGAGCGCCAAGTACGAGTTCCTCCCCGACCACAAGACCGAGCGCGGGCCCGTGCCGATCGCCGACATCATCGTGGAGCCCGAGCTCGACTCGCGCGCAGCGCCGGGCGTGGTCGACGCCGAGTTCCTGGAGTCGCTCAAGACGATCGACGGCAAGCCGCACCTGATCCAGCCGGTCTCCCTGGCCTGGGTGAAGGTCAAGGCGACGGGCAAGATCGGGCGCCTCATGGTCGCCGGCCGCCGGCGCCGCCAGGGCTTCGTCGACCTCGGCTTCACCGAGATCGAGGCGATCACCAGCGGCATGACGCTCCAGGCGGCCCTCACCGACTCGGGCGTGGAGAACATGCGCCGCGCGGGCGTGAACGTCTGGGACAAGGCCGTGTTCTTCCAGCGCCTCCTGGCATCGGGCCTGAACCAGAAGGAGGTCGCCGCCAAGACGGGCTTCTCCAACTCGACGGTCTCGCAGACGCTCAGCGTCCTCACCCTCGACGAGCGCGTCATCAAGATGGCGAAGGCCGGCAAGTTCGGCCCCGGCGGCGACACGATCTGCCGCGAGCTCGCCAAGATCGAGGACCCCGACCAGCAGGCCGAGGTCGCCGCCGAGGTGGTCAAGGACCCGCTGCACATCTGGGCCGCCTCCGACGTGGCGGCCTACGTCAAGGAGCTCAACGACAAGGAGGCCGAGCGCCAGCGGCGCAAGGCGGAGCGCGAGAAGGAGAAGAAGCGCCGCGCCAAGGAGGCCAAGGCCCGGGGCGAGGAGGTCTCCGAGGGGGGCGAGGAGGAGGCCGAGGAGGAGGACACGGACGCGTACGACGTCGAGAGCTTCGAGCTCCGCGAGGTCGCGCCGATCCACGTCCTCATGGAGCGGACGTACAACGAGATGCAGAAGCTCTCGGAGAAGAACGAGAAGCTCAAGGCCATCGTCGCCGAGATCAAGGCCAAGCACCCCGACGTCCTCAAGTACGTCGAGGACCAGGGCATCCTCAAGGGCCTGGAGATCGCGGTCGGGGTGAAGGACATCCCGGCGGCCGTCGCCAAGGAGGTCGAGGCGCGGGCGTCGGCCAAGTAGCCGAGTTCACCGCGTGAACGCGAGGGGAGGGCCGGGCGCCGCGAGGTGCCCGGCCCTCTCCTTTTCGTTCAGACGAAGGCCGACGCGGAGGAGACGCCGCGCGAGACGAGGTGGGTGCGGAGGGTGTCGGAGGCGCGGTCCTTCATGGCCTTGACGGCGTCGGGGGTGAAGACGCGGCCGTCGACGGCGAAGAAGTAGTCGGACAGCTCGTCGAGCCCCATCGGCTCGGTCTCGCGCAGGCCGAAGGCGTTGATGAGCACGAGGCGGTGGTCCACGTCGAGGCCGGCGTCGACCATGTGCTTGATGACGTGGTTCTCGTGGCTGTCGTCGGGGGCCGGGGAGGCGAGGAGCTCGGTGTCGACGCCGGCGTGGGTGGGCTCCTCGAGCGAGTGGTGGGTGCGGAGGCCGCGAGCCATCTCGACCTCCTCCTGCTTGCGCAGCTTGCGGCTGGCCTTCTTGGCGTGGTTCGGCACGTGAACGACGCCCTCGCGGTTGAGGTATTCCTGGATGCGGACGTCGATCCAGTAGACCGCGTACGTGAGGAACCTCCACCCGAGGTGGACGTTGAACTGCTTGACGGCCACCATGAGCCCGTCGTTGCCCTCGCCGATCAGGTCGCGGAGGGTCTGCGGGTCGCGGGTGTACCGCCGCGCCTGCTTGATCACGAACCGGACGTACCCCTCTGCGGCGCGTCCCTCCAGCTCGGCGATGCGCCTGACGAGCTTCGCGCTCGCCCGCCGGAGCTCGGCGACGCGCTGCTCGGTGGCCTCCCGGGCGGGCCCGACGATCTTCCCCCGGCGGAGGCCCTTCTCCTCCGCCTCGGCGCGCTTGTCGAGCTTCGCGCGGGTCTCGCGCGCGTTGGACAGCTCGCGGAAGAGGGCGCGCTCTTCTGCGGCGGTGGGCTGCTTCTTCCGTCCCACGTCGTTGAAGTAGTTCAAGGCTACGCGGTCATCACTCATCGATCGATCCGTTACCTCCTGCGATCACTTTACACGATCCCGAAGCTCCGTATAATCCAAGCCCGTGAAAGCCCGCCATGCGGGAGGAGAGATCAATGTCGAAGAACAAGTCGAACAAGCCCGAAGTGAACACCGCCTCCGAGAAGCCCGCCGAGGTCGCCGAGACCGTGGCGGAGTCCCCCGCCCAGGCCCCCGTGGAGAGCGCGTCCGCCACGCAGCCCGAGGCGCCCACGGCCACCGAGCTCGCCACGGTGGCCAGCTCCGAGCTCACCGCGTCCGGCGAGGAGATCGTCGACGACGGCGTCACGCTCATGCACCTCGTCAAGCTCCTGCCGCACAAGGCGAAGACCTTCAAGCGCCTGCACGTGCCGAGCGAGGAGGACTACGACGTCGCCCGCGACGCCCTCTCGCCGAAGGCCCAGACCGCCTTCAACGACCTCATCGAGCGCATGAGCGCCGAGTCGGCTTCGGAGACGCGCACCCGCAGCTTCCGCCCCCTGACGATCAAGCTCAAGCAGGGCACGTCCAACGACGAGAACTGCCCCGAGCTCGCCGACTCGGGCAGCCTCTACACCTCGGACGGCATCGTGCTCACCGCGATCACCGAGGCGAAGGCCAAGAAGCTCGGCGTCGCCACCGGCATCCACGTGGTGCTCGTCGCCTCGTGGCAGGGCCGCGCGCTCTTCGCGCCGCGCATCAACAACAAGGTGGTGCCGCTCCAGGAGTTCGGCGACGCGAACACCAACCTGCCCTACTGCCGGTCGCTCGACCGGCTCAAGGGCGCCCCGACCAAGGCCGTGCCGGGCATCGGCGACTGCCCGTCGTGCCCCTACCGCCCCTGGAAGACGCAGGGCGAGCCGAACCTGTGCCACGACAGCGTGACGTGCATCTTCGTGCTCCTGCGCAAGGAGGAGGACGGGACCTTCACGCCCTTCGACGGGCTCTACGAGATGCAGTTCACCAAGAGCGCCGTGCCCTGCGGCAACAAGGTGATCAGCCTCGCCGAGAAGGGGCGCAACCCCTGGGACCGCGTGCTGCGCATCACGGCCAAGCAGGAGAACACGAAGGACGGCAGCATCTACTTCGTGCCCGAGGTCGTCGGCGTGAACAACGAGGACAACGGCCGCCCCGTCACGGTCACCCCGCCCGAGAGCGCGATGCTCAAGCTCCTGAAGGATCAGGTGCTCGTGCAGTACTACTACCCCAACCTCGCGAGCGTCTACCGTCGCGAGGAGCAGGTCCGCACGGGCGGCTCCGGCGGCGCGGCGTCCAAGCCCAGGTCGGACATGTCCGAGCTGGAGCGCCGCGCGGCGGCCGCCGCCGGCGAGGCGGCCCCGTCGTCCGACATGCGCGACGCCAACGTGTGACGTGCCTGGGCGGGCGCACGGCGACCCGATCAGGGCCGCCGTGCGCCCGCCCGCTCGCCTCGCTTTAGTTCACCGAGTGAAAGGCGACACCACATGTTCGCGGACACCGTCCTCGCGGAGAGGCCCTGGTCGAACTCGAAGGTAGAGCTCCTCGACAAGTGCCCGCGAGCCTACTGCCTCAAGTATCGTGACAGGCTCAAGGGGGCTCAAGCCGGGTCGGCGGCCCGCATCGGCACGACGGTGCACGCCGTGTTCGAGTACGGCCTCCGCACCGAGCTGCCCAACGAGGAGCTGATCCTCGGCGGCGCGGAGCCCAACGCCCCCATGGTCGTACCCGTGCCGTGCCACACGGAGGCGGAGCTCGACGAGCGGCTCCCGTACCTCTTCGACCTCTTCGCGCGCTCTCCGAGGAACGCGCTCAGCCCTGACGAGTACCGCGAGGCCTCGGACCTCCTCCCGCGCGCCAAGAGCTTCGTGCTCGGCATGCAGGGGCTCGCGGAGGCGCGCGGCGTCACGGAGTTCTTCCTCGAACACCGCACGGCGATCGGCGTTAACTATGAGCTCCAGCCGTTCGACGTGGAGAAGGATGGCGTGCGCGTGCCGAACAACGAGGCGCTGATCCGTGGCGTCATCGACTTCGGCTTCATTGCGGGCGGCAACTACGTGGTCATCGACCACAAGACCGGCAAGCCCAAGGACCTCGCGAACTACGCGGATCAGCTCCGCCTCTACATGCTGTTCGCGCTCGCGGAGCACCCCGAGGTCGAGGGCGTCCAGTGCGGGATCAACCACGTCCGCCGGCCGAAGGTCGACTGGATGGCCCCGCGTCCCAGGCACGAGATCGAGCGCGAGGTGATGCCGTGGCTCGGCCACCACCTCAACCGTCTCGACATCAAGCTCAAGATGATCAACGAGGGCGAGCGCCGGGCGAAGACCGGGCCGCTGTGCAACTGGTGCGACTTCGTCGACGGCGCTGGGCTGTGCCCCGAGGGCCTCGCCGAGGTCACCGCCAAGCCGCGCGGACCGAGGCTTTCTCTGCCCGTCTTGCAGCCCTCGGCCGGGGCCTGATAGCCTCGGATCGCCTTGTTTAGCCGTGGCTCCGGGGCGGCCTAACCCAGCCTCCCCGGGACTACGTTTGTTTTCTCGTGCCGAAGGAAACCATGGCTGTGAAGAAGCCAGCGCCCGGTAAGTCCCAGTCACAGCAAGGCAAGGCCCTCTTCGCACGTCTCGGTGTGGCGAAGGCGCGCGCCATGTTCGAGCGCCTGTTCCCCGTCGTCACGCACTCCGGCGCGAAGCGGACAACCTCCCAGGTGGGCACGGACGGGTTCTACACGAACTGCGTCCTGCCCGGCCACGAAGACGACACGCCGTCCCTCTACATCGACTGCGCGAAGGGCTACGCCGAGTGTCGCGGCGCCCCGTGCGGCTACCACACGACGAGCCTGCTCAAGCTCCTCCAGGACGCGGCGGGCTGGTCGTACAAGGACGCCGTCACCCAGGTCCACACGGCGACCGGCATCCGCGTCGCGACGGGCAAGGCGGAGAAGGAGCTCGAAGAGCTCGACGAGCACCAGCAGGCCGGGGCCTCCATGATGGAGGCGTTCAACGACCACCTCTGCCGGTGCATCAACCCCCCGACGAGCGAGGACAAGTACGCGTCGGACTACAGCCCCGCGTACCTGCGCGCCGTGCAGCCGACGCTCGACTGGCTCTACAACGAGCGCGGCCGCAAGAAGAAGTACGCGCACCTCATGCCGTACGGCATCCTGCCGACGGTCGAGCTCACGCTGAAGTTCGTCGGCAAGATCCTCGAAGACAGGGCCACCGCCGAGATGCGCATGGGTGTCGTCACGACGACCAAGGAGCGGCGGGCCCGCGTCCTGTCGATCGTCGAGTCGATCATGCGCAGCATCGACCCCCAGTGGATTCACTGCGTGACTTTCCACACCGGGTACGGCATCTCGACGCCCGGGGCGATCCGCCTCCGCAAGCCGTCGAACGACAAGACGCACGGCACGGACACCGTCGGCAGACTCCACGGCGAGGAGGACCCCGTCGGCTTCTACGGCCTCTACCAGCCGAGGCTCAAGCACCTCACGCCCAAGCAGATCGCCGACACGCACGTCATCGTCGTCGAGGGCGAGAACGACGCAAACGCCTACATCGAGGGCCTGCTCGAAAGCGGCAAGTCCGGCGTGCTCCCCCTCGCCGGCATCGGAACGCACAACAACCTCGACCTCCTCGCCGAGGCAGGCATCGAGCGCCCGCACCTCTTCTCCGACGAGCCGTCGATGGTGTACGGCAAGGGCGAGGCGTGGATCACGCACATGCTCCGCGAGTCGGAGAAGTGCGACGCGCGGGTCTTCTCGGGGTGGCACCTCCTCAAGGACGGCAACCCCAAGGACCCCGACGACGCGATCCGAGCGCACGGCTTCGAGAAGGTCTACGCGCTGACGTCCGGTCCCGGGTCGCAGTACCAGACCGTCGAGGCATGGGCGCTCGACCGGCTCAACGAACGCGCGGCGGAGGTTCAGGACGTCCGCGAGCGGCTCTCGCACGCCATCGAGCTCGGCCACTGTGTCAAGAACTCGATGGCCTTCGCCCTGTACCTCGACGGGGCGTCGAAGCTCGCGGGCGTGCCCGTCGCCGCGCTCCGCCAGGAGCTCGTCAAGACGGGCTTCACCGAGACCGGGTACGTGTCCCGCCTCGCCGACGCGATCATGAACGAGTTCCACCGGAGCTACCGCGAGGACGGCAGCCGTGGCGGCGAGCTCTACCTCTTCCACCGCCAGAAGAGGCACCCGATCCAGTTCTACCTGACCGACGGTCGGTCGATGATGGCGCAGATGTCGAACGTCTACGGCGACATGTGGACGTGGGTGAAGGAGCACGTGGGCCTGCCGCCCGCGCTCGACGACGCGAACCTCGACGGTGCGCCGACCTCGCTCCTCCTGCCCGAGAAGGTGAAGCTGCTCGGAGACTACATGGCCCTCGCGATGCAACAGGTCTACCAGGGCGTGCCCTCGCGCGCCGAGTGCAACGAGCACAACCAGGGCGCGTGGTGGCTCGACGACCCGTCGAACCCCGGCACCAAGTGCCTCTACATCCACAACGGCGACCGCACCTACAAGGGCGTGTGGCGGCCCGGCTGCGACGCCGTGCTCGACTGGACGGAGCTCCACGGCCCCTCGGACGGCAAGGAACTCTTCAACCTCGACGGCACGCGCCGCTGGTCGCGCGAGATCGGCTCCGTGGCCGACCTCGAAGAGGGCAACACGTACACCAAGGAGGACCTCGCCAAGGCGTTGCGCGACCTCGCGCGCATGTTCGAGAAGCTGTGGAAGCTCAAGTACGGGGCGACCGACGCGAAGTTCCTCGCCTACCACCTCGCCGCCACGGCCGTGACCGAGGCCTTCGAGACGAAGGCGATCATGCACATCCTCGGGGAGACGAACTCCGGTAAGTCGTCGCTCCTCTCGTGCTTCGGCGGCACGCAGTTCCCCGACCTGTCCCTGGTCGAGGCCTCGCACTACCGGGCGAACTACACGGCCGCGTTCGTCTCGCAGACGTGGAACCGTTGCTCCCTGGCGATGCTGCTCGACGAGTTCGAGGACGAGCAGAACTCGCGCAGCCACAAGGGACAACAGGTCGAGAACCTGTCCGAGATGATGCGACAGCTCGTCACGGCGGGAGGCACCGACCCGGGGCGCGGCTCGAACGATGGCAAGCCCCGCTCGACGATCCTGCACACCTTCGCCGCGCTCGGCTCGATCCTCCGCGCGTCCAAGCCTCAGGACAACAACCGCCGCGTCACCATCGAGCTCTTCACCAACGACAAGCAGGGCGCCAAGCCGCCGAACATCGCGATGTTCGAGTTCTTCACTCGCCACGAGTACAACCGCATCCGCCGGATGTTCTCGGTGGCGCTGCACCGCTGGGTCCCCGAGCTTGCCGCGCTCCAGAAGAAGGTGGGCCAGGAGATCGCCAAGGAGGGCCTTGTCGAGTACGCGGTCCCGGCGCGCTTCTCGGACAACCTCCTGCCCGCCGTTGCCGTCATGGCGCTGGTCGAGGAGGAGAAGGTCTGGAAGCAGTTCCTCAAGGACACCTTCACGGCCCGGCGTGAGGCCATCATCGAAGTCGCCCAGGACACCGCCTCGAACGCTCTACTCGAACGCATCCTCAACGTCCCGAACTGCACGTACGACGCCAACAAGCGCGCGTCGGTCAACCAGCTCATCTCGAAGGCCGACACGGTCGAGTTCCTCAACAAGAGCCCGTGCGGTGTCTACTTCGACGAGCGCAACAAGCTGCTCATCGTCAACTGGTGGACCGTGAACGCGGTGGGTGGAGGTCTGCTCTACCGGGTGGACGGGTACGACCAGATGACGCCGCAGAATCTCAAGCACACGTTCGACCAGCACCCGAACGCCCTCAAGCCCGACGAGCTCAAGGCGTACAAGGTGTTCGAGTTCCTGCGCGTGCACGCCACCGGCGCCAACGAGCGCGGCATCTCCGCCATGCGCATCGACCGGGTGGTGAATTCACTGCGTGATCTGCCCGCCCCTGAGGAGGGCTCGAACGTCATCGCGCTGCCGCAGCGGCCGCGAGCGGACGAGCCGAAGATCAAGTCCGACACCGGGAACGTATGATCCACATTATCAGATACGCGGGAGCTGACTTCGCAGCCTGCGGAGAAGAGTTCGAGGAGGCAGTCGTACTCGGCGGCACCGCGATCGACGAAGCGAACTGCAAGGCTTGTTGCGACGAGTGCGGGGTGGAGCCGGGTGCGCCCGGCGCGGGGCAGGACCGCATCAAGTACCGGTACACCATCACCCTCCTGTGCGACGAACAGCTCAGCTACAAGCAGCGCGAGTACCTGGAGAGCGCGATCGAATCGCACATCGGGTATCCCGCGAACGTGCACGCAGAGCCCGAAGAAGTGCCCGTGGACGAGAACGGAGACGAGGTCTGACGAATGGCCAACGTATCACTCACGGCCCCGCCCCCGGCGTTCTCGTGCTCGGTGTGCGAGCGCCCAGGCCGCGTCGACAAGGCGGGGCCCGGGTGTGCGTCGTGCCCCGCGCTCAAGGGCGCCCACTACTACCCCACGTCGGACGGCGACCCTGCCTGCGACGTGTTCTTCCTCGGGGATCACCCGGAGCGTCCGCCGCTCTTCCAGATCCAGACCAAGCGCCGGGAGCTGCCGCCGACCGACCACTTCGCGTTCCAGGACGACGCGGGGCGCGTGGTCAAGAACGCGGTCGCCGATCTCCACAAGGATCGAGCGTTCAACCACCTGACGGTGCGGTACGGCTACGCGGTGCGGTGCGCCGTGGAGAGCCCCGGCGCAGGCGTCATCCGCGCCTGCTCAGGCCCGCTCCAGGACGAGCTCGCCAACATCGCCGCGTCGCGCGCGGCGGCCGGCAAGCAGGGCCCGCTGGTGGTCGTCGCGCACGGCGTCCCCGCCCTCGCGGGCCTCGGGCTCCACGTGAAGAAGGAGGCCGACGCGACCGGCAAGGTCTTCACGACCCGCGCCGCCGGCATGGACCTCGTGGTGGTCTTCACGCGCACGCTCAAGGCCATCGCCGCGAGCCCTGGCACCTATGAGTCGACGCGCGCCAACATCGCCAAGGCGTTCGCCCTGGCCGCCCGCATCGACGTCAAGCCCATGTCGCGCACCGACATGGCCGCCGGCCACATCTACCCCGCCTCGGTGGCCGAGGTGCGGGAGCTCGTGCGCATGATCGACGCGTACGCGGGGACGGCCAAGGACGCGAAGGAGTGGGCGATCTCCTTCGACACCGAGACCAACACGCTCTACCCCACCAAGACGGGCCTCAAGGTCACGGCGGCGTCGTTCGCGTGGGACGTGGGCCTCGCGTGCGCCATTCCCCTCTGGCACGACGAGACGCCGTACGACCCGGAGCCGGCGTGGGAGGAGGTGAAGTGGCTCCTCACCCGCAAGCCGCTCATCCTCCACAACTACCGCTACGACATCAAGGTCGTGTGGAAGATGGGGGCCGACATCCCCAACCTCCGCTGGGACACGCTCCTCGCGGAGCACGTCCTGCGCGAGGACGCCAAGGGCTTCTACGGCCTGAAGGAGCTCACCGCCGAGCGTTTCCCCGAGCTCGCCGGCTACCAGAACAAGGTGGTCGAGATGGTCGAGGCCGAGGAGGAGCGGGAGATCGCCGAGGAGCTCAAGGAGCGCAAGCGACCCAAGGCGCAGATCCCCGGCGAGGTCATGGAGGCGCTCGCTCGGCTCAAGCTCAGCCCGAAGTTCCGCGAGGCGACGCTCCGGAAGAAGCTGGAGGAGTGGCAGCTCGTCGCCATGGCGGAAGCCGGCGGCGGCAACCTGCTCGGGGCAGGGGCGCCCGTCGAAGCGCAGATCGCGGACGCGCGCCTCGTACTGGCCGCCAAGAAGGCGGGCGAGTTCAAGGTCGCCAAGCCCAAGCCCGAGAAGAAGGAGCACGACGGCGCGTACGCGAAGGTCCCCCTGCCCGAGCTCCTCTTCTACGCCGCCGTGGACGCCGACGCGACGCGGCGGCTCGCGGTCGATCAGGTCTCGCGCATGCGCGTCGAGGACGCCAGGATCGCCGACGAGCGCGGCAAGGTCGACCGCATCGCCCGCTTCTCCGTGTCGTCGAGCGCCTTTCACGCGGTGAAACGGTGCGACACCGACAAGCCGCGCTACGCCCTCGCGCGGTCTCGCTACACGCGCCGCGCCCGCCACCTCGCCAAGATCGAGTACCACGGCTTCCGCATCGACAAGGTCTACCTCGAACAGGCGCGGCAGGACATCGAGCTGGCGGTCGTCGAGGCGCGCAAGAAGATCGACGAGATGGCCCAGGGGGAGCTCAACCCCAAGAGCGGCGACCAGCTCCAGCGCTTCTTCTGCGACACGGGGATCGGCTACGTGCACCCGAAGCCGGACGCGGCGGCCGAGCTCGCGCAGCAGCACCCTGACCTCTTCAAGTGGGACGGGCAGCGGCTCATGTACCGCGTGCCGCGCGCGGAGAACGGCGAGTGCCCGATCCGCTTCACGGCCACGGGCAAGGTCCAGATGGACGCCGCGTTCCTGAAGCGCGTCAAGGCCGGCTACAAGGACCCGTTCGCGGACATCAACCTCGCGTGGCGCAAGGCCGCGACCATCCGCGACTCGTTCCTCTCGAACATCGCGAAGCTCCTCGACTTCTACGCCGACGGGTGGATTCGGCCGGGGTACAACCTCAACGGCACAGCCACGGGGCGGCTCTCCAGCTCGTCGGGCGTCAAGGGCATCGGGTTCAACAACCAGAACATCCCGAAGAAGCCCATCGGCACGGTGAACTGCAAGAAGCTGTTCATCCCCGACGACGACTCGTTCGTCCTGGTCAACATGGACGGCGCGGGCGCGGAGGTCGGCGTCCTCACGGCCTACGCGCGGGCGGTGAAGCTGATCGAGTCGATCATCGCCGGCATGGACACCCACAGCTTCTTCTCGTCGATCATCCTCAACCCCGACTCGGTGGCCGAGGGGTTGACGGGCTCGGCCCGTGAGGCCGCGCTGCGCCTCGCGACGATCGACGACGCCCACGCGTGGAGCTACGAGGACTTCGTCGCCGCCAAGAAGGATCAGCTCCAGGACAAGGCCTATCAGGTCCGCCTCTACGACCTCCGCGAGAACATCAAGCGCGTGGTGTTCGGCACCCTGTTCGGCGCGGGGTACCGCAAGATCGCGGAGATCGCCGGCATCCCGGCCTCGTTCGCCAAGAAGGTCATCGAGCTGTTCTTCGCCCGCTTCCCCGAGGTCAAGGAGGCGATCGAGTACGCGAAGTGGCACCTCCGCACGTTCCACTTCAACGAGACCTACTTCGGGCGACTGCGCCGGTTCACGATCGACAACGCGCCGAGCGGGATGCTCGCGCGCGCCGAGCGCCAGGGCTTCAACTTTCTCATTCAGTCGACCAATAGCGACATCGTCATGGACGTGCTCTGCGACATGGGCGACGAGGTCGAAGCTGCCGGAGGCCGGCTCCTCGGCACTGTGCACGACTCGATCATCTTTCAGTGGCCGAAGAAGTACATCGGCCAGCTCGCCGACGTGGTGCAGCGCGTGGGCTCGGACAAGGTCAAGCGCGACTGCCCGTGGCTCCCCGTGCCGTTCCGGTGGGACGTGGAGGTCGGCCCGAGCTACGGCGAGCTCATGAAGCTCAAGGACTACCTGAAGAAGCCCGAGCTCTACGCGCCGCCCCCGCCCGCGCTGCCGAGCTACGAGGGCTACTCGGACGACGAGGTCATCGACGACATGCGCCACGCCGAGGAGCCGTTGCCGGCGTTCAAGGGGAAGAAGAAGTGAGCCTGAAGTGCGAGGACCCGTCCGAGGCGATGGGTGACAGGGTGCAGGCGGCGGCCGAGGCGTACTTTCACGACGAGTACGTCAACGTGTTCTACGAGCACGGACAGTGGTGGGCGGAAGTAGGGCCCGAGAGGGGCGACTACGACACCTATTCGGTCGTGGACGCAGAAGGTGGCGACTCGGTCGACGGGTTCGACTTCGAGCTCGTTTCACGCCGTGAAGATCGCTGAGATCTGCTACGCGAGGTGGCAGGACCGTTCGCTCCGGGACGACAAGGCGCGCGCGGAGATCGAGGGGCTTGGGTACGCTCGGGTACCCGGGTCCCACGCAGAGTACTACGTCCCCGACGAGCGTGTGGAGGACATCAAGTCCGTCATCGTCGACCTCAACGAGCTCTTCAGAGGCTCGCTGTGGATCTGGTGGTGGGACAGCGAGAAGCCCGGCGCCCCCGGCGAGCGCTGGTATCCGGAAGGGTTGACAAGGTAGGTAGACTGATGGGACTTTCACCCCGAGGTGACAAGATGGCGACGAAGAAACCGTGGGCGTGGCTCGACACCGAGACCACCGGGTTCAAGCCTTCCGAGGGCGCGCGCGTGCTACAGGTGTCCGTGCGGGTCACGGACGACTCCTGCCGCGACGTGACCCGAGGGGGGCGCTTCTCCTACACGTCCGACGTGCAGCTCCCGGTGGCCGCGCTGGTGGCGGCGTCGCCGAAGGCGCTGGAGGTCAACCACTTCGCGCGGGTCGTGCCGATCGAGGAGCTGCGCGCGCTCCCCGAGGACGAGCGGCCGCGCGTGGCCTGCGGCAAGTACGCGACGCAGTTCGCGTCCGACGCGGTGCTGGCGGACCCCGAGGCCCGCATCCGGCCGAACCGCGACTACAAGGTCGACAACCTCGTGCCGGTCATGATCGACCCGGACGCCTACTTCCGGGCGCCGCCGCCCCACGTCGTCTGGCAGACGGTGCACACGATGCTCTCGGGCTGCCACCTCGTGTGCCAGAACCTCCCGTTCGACAAGCCGTTCGTCGAGAACGAGCTCGCCCTGTGCGGGCTGACGTACCCCTGCGACTTCCGGGGCATCGAGATCATGAGCTTCTCGAACCTCGTGGCGCAGCACCTCGGCCACCCGACCTGGGGGCTCGACAAGCTCTACGACGCGCTGGCCCAGCGGTACGGGATGGAGGAGCTCGGGGCGCACCGGGCCGACGCCGACGTGGCCCGGATGATGTCGATCTACAAGTTCGCCCGCTCCTGGTTCCTCGACAGCTTCAAGCTGTCGCTCGAACTCGAAGCGGCCAACGCGCGCATCCGCGAGCTCGAAGAGGCCGTCGCGTTCCACCGGGCGAAGTCGAACGAGGCCGCCCGCAACGAAGCCGATCTCGGCTGATGCCGGCGCGCGGTGGCACCTACCAGGGGATGAACTGGATCTGGGGACCCACGCGCTACGCCATCTACTACCGCGACAGGGACCCAGAGACCGGGCACCTCCGGTGCGTCTGGTGCGCGAGCCGCGTCTGGGTGTACGGGGAGAAGGGGAGGCGCCGGGCGTGCCTCGACCACCTCCACCCCGTGCACCTGGGTGGCAAGCACAAGCAGTACAACCTCGTCACGTCGTGCATTCCGTGCAACAACAGGCACGGCGGCAAGCACTGGGAGGAGCGAGACGCCACGCCCGAGGCGCTCGAACGCGTGCGCGCGGGCACCACGAGGCCGCTGACGGCCGACGAACGGGCCGAGGGGCACAAGCGCTGGAAGAAGCGCCCCGCCAACAAGAAGGGGTACGCCTCGTACCGGCCGAACTGGCGGGACAACGTCGCCGTTTCACCGCGTGAACCGGGCGACGATGACGACGTCGAGTTCGATCAAGCCACGGGGACGGAAGACTTCGTCCCGTTTTGATGTTGCAGCCACAGAAAGTCAGGTAATAGTGACCGATTCGTTGGCCGTGCTGAAAGACGCGGTCGCTCAGTACGAGTTCTCGTTGAAGGTGCGCCGCGCGCTGACCGGCGTTCGGCTGATCGACGAGTCCGACGAAGAGACGTTCGCCAGGGTGATGCGACTCGCTCAAAAGGTCATCTGCCCCGACTGTCGGGGCTACGGACGCAGGCCCATGAGCGATGAGATCTGTCCCACCTGTCAGCTCACGGGAGAACGGCCCATCACGCCGTCAGATCCCACTCGCCCTTGACCATCTGTAGGACCATGTCCGCGTAGTTGAGGGCGTGGAGGAAGTCGTCCGGCTTCGTCGGCGCGTGCCTCCACGCCTTCCGGTCCTTGTTCGGCCCGACCATCTCTTCGTACTCGTTCAGGATGTCCTCGAAGGGCTCGGCGATCTCGGACACGTTCGGCGTGCAGAGGTCCGAGGGGAACTGGATCTCCTGGTGCAGGCCGAGCGCCATCATGACTCGGTCGATCGAGCGGGTGCGGTTGATCGTCCAGAGGCCGTTCGACTGGTTGAACCGCGAGTAGTAGTCGACGTTGTCGGCGTACTTGAACTTGACGACGTTGCGTGCGCTGCCGAAGCGCTTGCGCAAAAGGTCGGTCGGCATGTTGCCGCCGCCCTCGTCGGCCCCGATCAGCGGGCAGTTCGAGTAGAAGCAGAGCGTGGTGTAGATCTCCTCGACCTCGTCCACGGGGTGCGTGCCGGGGAAGATCTTGTAGTAGAGCACGCGGTTCTTGTTGATCATCGGCACCCAGCCGAGGATCACGAGCACCGTGCGGCTCTTGAGCTCCGAGCCGCCGCCCGACCAGTCGATGCCGGCCGCGACCTTCGTCACGCCCTTCATGTTCGTGTTGATGTCGGGGCGGCGCGAGCAGAGCGGCCCGTTGGCGGCCTTGCGTAGGTGCTCGATCGTCACGAGGCGGCGCCCGATCGAGTCGGACACGCCAAGGACCTCGTTGCGGAACATCGAGAGCGAGTGCGGCTTCTTGCCGTAGAGCAGGTTCCAGATGCTCTTCCAGCGCTTTCGCGCCGCGCGGTGCTCGTCGGTCCCCTCGGCCCACGCCTTGGGCACCTCGTTGGGCATGACGATGCGCGAGATGTGGAAGCCCTTGTACTCGGCGTCCTTCACCATGTCGACCCAACACCCGTTGCGGGGGTTGAGGTAAGCGCCGCAGCCGGCGTGCATGCAGATCGGCCCGTCGACCCCGAGCATCTTCTCGGAGCGCGCGACGCTGTAGCGGTTGCACGCGTCGCACTTGATGACCCACTCGGACTGCGAGGACGCGGCCCACAGGTGCTCGATGGAGTTCTCCATCGTCTTGGGGGTCCCGCAGTAGATCTCGTACTTGTCCGTGAAGTTCTGCGAGCACGCCTGGACGACGGGCTGCACCGTGTCGAGGAGCATGTCCTGCACCTCGTCGAACAGGAGCTTCTGCGCGGTGACGCCACGGCAGCGGTCGGCGTTGTCGGACGCGTAGGAGAAGAAGATCTTCGAGTTGGTGGCGGCGAACTCGCGCGTCAGTACGCGGTCCGTACCGCCCACGTCCGTGAAGTACTCCTCGACGATCGGCGAGCCGTGGATGGTGGCCGAGACGCGGTCGACCGAGAACTTGTGCGTCTGCTCCTGCGTGGGCGCGATGAAGAAGATGCGGAAGTTCGGGATCGAGATCGAGTCGATGATGCAGTTGTTCGCCAGGGTCGTCGACTTGCCGACCTGACGGCACGTCTGGAGCACGACCTTCTCCGAGCCCGTGTTGTAGATGGCCCGGAACATCGGGTAGTCGGCGAGCGAGAAGGGCTTCCCGTCGATGTGGATCAGCGACTGGGCGAACTCCGACCGCGTGGCCGTGATGACGTTACCGGACTGCGTCGGCATGCTGCACGGCCCGCTGTGCTCGGAGGGCGTCGAGGTGGCGGCGGCAGTCGATGAGGCGCGCTGCGGTCACGCCGGCCGCCGTCTCGTCGACGTCCTTCTCGACGCCCTTGAGCTTGGACTCGTCGGCCGTCGCGATGAGGTCGCGGAGCTCCAGGAGGGCCTCGTAGTCAAGTTTCCCGCTCTCCATGTTCGCCTCGTCGCGCACGCAGTCGTCGGCGAAGTCGAGCTCCTTGGGGGCGACGAACCACCCGTCGTGCACCAGGACCACGGCCACCGCCGGGTCGATCTCGTCCGGGTCGAAGCCCTCGTCTGGCATGCGACGCGCGAGCTCCGGTCGGAGGGCCTTCATCTCCTCGACGCCCCACGCGAGCTCCGCCGGAGTCGGGTGCTGCGGAAGCCCGGGGACGGGGGCGACCCCGGTGCAGGCGAGGCAGAAGGCGAAGAAGACCACGTGGTCGCAGAGCCACCGCGTGTGGGCGACGATCGTCTGCGCCCCCAGTAGCTTCGCCATGAGCTGGGGCGTGGCGGTGACGCCCTTGCGCTCCAGCTCGAATCGGAACACGTCTGGCTCCCAGTCGCGCACCTCCGGCCCCCAGAGGTAGACAGCAGCCTTCCACGCGGCGGAGGGGCAGACCTCCGGTCTGCGTAGCACTTCGCGGGCACTCATGTGGGTGCTCCCGCGACAGCACCAGTGACCATGTTGGTGAAAGGCTTTACCCACGAGCCTTCCGTGTAATTGTTCAGGTGGTGCTGCATGGCGGTAGCGGCTGACGGCGGAAGGTTCTTGGCGGCCATGCGTTGCGTCACCAACGCCGGGTTGGCGACGACCTCGTTCATGCCGTGCTGTATGCGGGCGCTGGTAACACCACCGTTCACCCCGTACTCGTAGGCGTTCACAGCTTGTACGTGCCGACGAGGCGGGTGAAGGTCTTCTTCATGTCGGCGGGGAGCGTCGAGAGCACCTCTGCCGCGAGCTTGGGGTCCACGCGGTCGCCCTTGCCGATCGCGGGCCCGATGTCGTCCCCCAGGGCGTGCTTGTAGAGGTCCATCGGGATGCGCGCGAGCTCGGAGGGCGTGTAGACGCGGCCGCCGATGTCGCACCCCTCCTCGGCGAGCTTCTGCGTGTTCGAGACCGTCCGCGCGGGGTCTTCGAGCTCGCGGTCGTACTTGGACTCCAGGCCGGCCTTGCGGTCGAGGTCGTGGATGAATGAGGCGACCTTGAGCCGGGTGTCCTCGCGCCGGAGGTCCGCCGGGCTCTTGCGCACGGCCTTGGCGAGCTCCGCGAACTTGGCGGCGAGCCCTGCGTCGCCCGTCGCCGCCGCGCGCGCCTCCAGGTGGACGGCGAGGCGCTCGGGGTTCGAGGCCGTCTTGCAGGCGAGGCGGAGGGACTCGGCGGAGAGTTTCACGCCGTGAATCCGTGCCGCCTCCGCCAGCTTGGAGAAGGCGCGCATGCGGTCGGCGCCGTTCAGCTTGTGGACCTGGGGGAGGAGCCTCGACTCGGCCGTCTTGACCTCCTTGGCGTCGCGCACGGGGTAGAGGCCCCCGGGGAAGAGGCACTCGTCGTCCGAGGCCCACTTCACCGCAGCGCGGCCGAAGGCATCCCCGGGGATGTCGTAGGCCTCCATCGCGTCGGCCAGCTTGGCGCGCACATGTTCGGGCACCTCGGCCTCGGCCGTCTTGGCGTAGAGGTTGGACAGGGCCGCGTGCTCGTGCGAGTGGATCGGGAAGAGGCGCCGCTCAGGCCACGCGTAGGCGCCGGCCGGAAGGTCCGGCTCGGTGTCCTCGATCGAGGCCTCCTTGAGGAGCTCCGCCGCCCCGGGGTGCGAGTCGAGGAGGTGCCTGAGCCGCCCGTAGCCGGGGTCGTGGAACTGGTCGAAGATCGGCATGACAAGCAAAGGATAGAACCGATGAGAAAGATCTACTTGAAAGCCACGGTGAGGATCATCGTCCGTGCTGACGAGGGTGTTTCGTTGGAAGACCTTCAGGAGCACATCCGCGTTTCTTGCAGCAACGATGACCCGGAAGATCGATTCGACATCGAAGACTGGGACTGTCAGGCAATCGAAGTGGAGGACTCCAAGTGAGCAAAGGAGCTGACGCATCTACGTGGCTCCTCCCCGTCTTCGGCGAGCGGGAGCATGACGACCATTGCCGGGCCCTGGTCTGGCGCATCACCAAGTCGTCCAGGAAGTATCTGCTGACGCTGCGACGACGGTTCGAGCGGTGCTTCAAGGAGGACCCCGCACTCAAACGCATGGCGTACGACGCCGTGCCCGTGGACGTTCAGTGGCTCGACGACGACAAGATCAACTACGACGAGTACCCGGAGGCCTTCGACGACTGCGGGGAGCCGATCCGCTGCGAAGGGCTGTACGAGGAGTACAGGCCCGAGCTCGACACCGACGAGGACAGGCTCTACGTCACGCGCGAGTCCTTCTACTTCCGCGTGCGCGTGGCCGATACGGAGTCGTGGTACGAGGCCGGCATGAAGTGGGAGACGCTCGAAGGGGTGTTCGCATGAGCTGGATCGACGACGCCATCAAGGCTCACCCGCACACCTCGTGGGGCGACAGGCTCGTGGTGAAGAAGGACGCCTACGGCAACCGCGTCGAAGTCGCCATCGAGCGCGCGATGCGCAGCGGCGAGCCCGCGCCCTTCTTCAACTGCTGGGTGTTCAAGCCCTGCGACTACGTGTACCGACTCGACAACAACGGCAGGCCTATGCCGGGGCATCTGGACTGGGCCCGGGACCTGATCGCGCAGGCGCTCGAAGTGGACAAGGCGCGGGTGCGCTTGGGCTTCGGCGAGGACGAGTTCGACGTGAGGCCGTTCTGATGGGACCGTTCGACAATACCGCGCACTGCTATGTCGAAGACAACAACGTTGAGGATGGCCTGTGGGTGACGGATGAAGAGGGAAACCTCTGGATCATTCCCACAGCAGGCGACGAGATCTACGGACCTGACGGCAAGACGCTCGACAAGCTCAACGCGCTCTGTCGTGAACACCCGATCCCCGACTACATCCCCGGAAGCAACCTCGCAGCCCTCGGACTGTCTGTCGTTCCGGCCGTCCTGAAGCGCTTCGACCGCGACAACGGGTACTACTACGCATGAGCAACAAGTCCAACTTCAACACTAACTGGACGTATGTCGTGCTCCCTTGTCACCGTGTTGGCGAAGACGACGTACCACACCGCCGCGTCGTCATCGTCAACCTCGGGCGTCGCGGGGATTACGAAGGCCCCGCAGACCAGATCGGCATGGCCGTGGACTACGTGCGTGAGTGCGTCATCAGCGGTGGCGACGAAGAGTTCTGGGGGTTCTCCTTCGGCTCGCGCGTCGAACACGCAGGCGACGGACACTACTACGTGGCGCGCGATCCTGATTCGGACGCCGACGAGGGCGATGAAGAATCTGAGTACGAACACTGCGAGGCTCTGCCGACTCTCGCCACGATTGTCCACTCGATGAGCGCCGCTCTCGAAGCGGCCTACGCGATGGGCGATAGCAATCCGTACAAGATCAAGCCGTAGTTCACGGCGTGAAAAGGAGGGTTCCTTGAGCTACGACAACGTCAGGACGGACTCGACCGGGTGGCCGGTCGGCACTTCGACCGAGGCGATGACGGCGGTCACCAAGGCCGTGCTCGACTTCCTCAAGAAGCACCCCGAGGGCGCCGAGATGTGGGTCATCGTCGGCTACGTCAAGAACGTCGTGCCGAAGGCGGTGTGGGACCCGCCCGTGGTGCTCGACTACCAGTACGCAACGGTCGACCGGGCGCTGCGCGCGGCCGGCGCCGTCACCGTGTGGCGGCTGCCCCCTCAGGGCTGAGACGAGTCGAAGGTCGGGCAGATCGCCAGGACGCTGGCGAGGGCGGCGTTCTCCGTCGTCCTCGCCGCGTCGACTGCCGCTTGGGCTTGGAGCTCGGCGCGGCGGAGGTCCGCGCACTGCTGTTCGTGGGTCTGCACGGCTGCGAGCGCCGTGGCCAGCTTGTTGCGCTTCTGCGCCAGGAGCGCCTCCCAGGACCCGGCGTCCGACGCGTTGAGCGCGAAGGTCTTGGCGTTCGTCGATCCCGTCTCCGTCATGGCGTAGACGCGGTCGTGCGCCGCCTGAAGGAAGGCCACGTCCGCCACGAGCTCGTTGTAGTAGCGCTCGTCGCCCTCGCCCTGCGTCTCGCACGCGGCGCTCGCCGCGCTCGCGGCATCCCGCGCAGTCTCGGCCGTGACGCGCGCGGCTCGCGCGGCCCTCCACGCCGTGGCCCGGCGCGTCTCCTCGGCGTCCGAGACCACGGGCAGGGCGTAGAGCGCGTAGGGCGTGGTCACGAACGCGCCCGACGCAGTGAGCCAGTCGGTGACGAGCGTGGACAGGCGATCGAGGAGCTGGCGGTACGCGGCGTCGGCGCTCGTCAGCGTGTCGTAGAGGAGCGTGATGGCCGAGGTGAGGTACTCGGTCTTGCCGGTGCGCACGGCGACGACGCGGTCGCGCGGTGTGCTCGTGAGCTCGTTCGGCGACGACACCCGCGCGAAGGGGTCACCCGCGATGGTGACCATGTCGTCGGCGCGGACCTTCACGTAGATGCCCGAACCGGCGACCGTCTGGCGGAACTCCAGTGGCTCGGCCACGCGGGTATACACGTCCTGCTTCGGGTCGCTCGCGTCGGCGATCGTGACGACGAACAGCTCGGCGAACGGGAGGTCGCCCGGGTCCGTGACGATGGTCGTCACGCGCCACTTCCTGTCGCCGCCGGCGACCTGGATCAGCTCGCGTACTTGCTTCACCTGGGGAGCCGTCACGTGATGCTCTCCTCGACCACGCCGCCGAAGTCGGGCGGGGTGGACGCCTTGCGCGCCGCGACCACGGCGCGGAGACGGGCCACGATCTGGTTGCGCGCCTCGCGCGCCTCCTGCGGTGACGGGGCGACGTAGACCACCTCGGTCGCGCGGAAGAACGGGTGGCCGAGCGCGCGGGCGGCGGCTTCGCCGGGCGGGTAGTTGGCCACGTCGCGCAGTGTGGCGACGTGGCTGAACCGGCCGCCCACGCGGAACACGAAGAGCTCCTGGGCGATGCCTTCGGCGTCCGTGACCGCGACCTTGACGGCGTAGCCGTCGTCCACGATCTCCTCGCTCGACCGGTAGTTGACGCTCACGCTCATGGGAAGTCCGTCACGGTGACGACGTCGGTGCCGTCGTTGTTGGCGCTCGATTCGGCTTGCAGACGGCGCACGCCGTCCTGGACGCTCGCCATGAACGCGAGCGCGGCGTCCTGGTTCGGCTCGACGGAGGTCCACCGCACGCAGCGGTAGAGGTTGCCCGCCCCGGCCTCGCGGTGGGTCTGACCGCCGTTGCCCGTCTGCGTGCTGCCCGTGGCGTAGTCGAGCTCCCAGGAGAGGCCGGACTGCTTGGTCGGGAAGTAGCGCGGTTCGAGTCCGGCGCCCGCGTTCGTCTCGATCGACACCCAGTAGGAGAACCAGCCCCCCGCCGAGGTCTCCAGGTAGCCGCTGTTCTTGTTGGTCTGCGCGGTGTTGCCCCTCACGGACCTGATCTGGCAGAGGCCGTTGAACGCGCTCGTCGCGAACCCCGAGAACTCGAACCAGCGGCCGACGTCGTCGTCCGAGAACTGATAGTTCGGGAGCGTCACGATCCCGCCCGGCATCATGATCGGTGAGGGGCCGTTCGCCCGCAAAAGCAGGCCTGAATTGACGGTGAACGCGCGGGTGTTGTAGGGTGCTGCTGCCTGGACCCAGTGCTGCGTCGAGCTGCCGACGACGCGCAGCGTCTGGCCGGAACGGACGAGCGTGACGAACGAATCCCCGTCGAGACCCTTCGCCTCGAAGTACCGGAGGTTCGCCTCCGGGTAGGCCGCGAGGTCCTGCATCGTACAGACGCGCTCGAACGACTCGCGCCCGCCGACGTTGCGGATGAGGAAGAGGGCCTCCAGCGAATCGGGGTAGGTGACCGCGTCCGGGTAGCGCGAAACCCACTGCGTGAGCTGCCACCCGGCCGCCCTCGGCACCCTCTCCTGGTTCAACCGGATGACGCTCGGCACGCCACTAACCTAAGGGGTTCCCGCGAATGGACTACGACGTTTTCATCGGGGTCGACAGCTCGCTCACGGGCTGCGGCGTGACGACGCTCGTCGGGAGGGACTCGGAGCCGTACCACTGCGGCTCGCTGACGCTGCCTGCCGGCGTGACCGGCGGTGAGCGGCTCTACGAGATCTGCCGGTACATCCGGCAAGCGATCCCGAAGGAGTTCGGCGCCGCGTACGCCGCGATGGAGGGGCCGAGCTACGCGAGCGTTCACGACTCGTTCAAGATGGGCGAGGCCTACGGCGTGACGAAGTTCGCCGTCTACGACGCGTGTCGCGTCGAAGCGACGGTCGTGGCCCCGAAGCGCCTCAAGCTCTACGCGACCGGCGACGGCTCCGCCGACAAGGACGACGTGATTCACGCGGTGAAACACCACTGGCTTCACGACGTCGGCGGCGACGACAACGCGGCGGACTCCTTCGCCCTGGCCCACCTCGCCCGCGCGCTCGTCATCGGGCCCGGCCGCAGGCGCTGCGAGGCCCAGGTCGTGCACGACATTCTTCACCCCGACGCGGGCAAGCAGGTTCGCGTCAAGCACCGACGATCCAAGGAGAACATCTGAATGGCGATCCACTACGAGAGGTCCTTCTGCACCGACGCCGGGGTCTACTCCGGCATCAACTTCGTGCGGCGGACGGCCGAGGTCACCAAGCCCGACGGCACCCACGTCTTCAAGCAAGAGAACGTCGAGGCCCCCGACTTCTGGTCGGAGCGCGCGCTGCGCACTGCGGCGCAGAAGTACTTCGTCCGCCCCGGCGTTTCCAGGACGCACACCGAGGGCGAGACCAGCGTCAAGCAGATGTGCCAGAACGTCGCCGCGACGATCGCGGGGTCGGGCTGGGCGCAGGGCTACTTCGAGACGGACGGTGCGCGCGACGCCTTCGAGGCGGACCTCCTGTGGCTCCTCATCCGCCAGCACGGGGCGTTCAACTCTCCGGTGTGGTTCAACTGCCGCCGGTGGCACGCCTACGGCATCGAGGGCAAGGGGGGCAACTGGGCTTGGGACGCGGGCGCCGGGCACGCGATCAAGACGACCAACGCCTACGAGCGACCGCAGTGCTCGGCGTGCTTCCTCGTCCCCGTCGAGAACTCGATCGTCGACGGCGAGGACTCGATCCTCGGCCACCTCGCCCACGAGGCGCGCATCTTCAAGTACGGCTCCGGCTCGGGCACGAACTTCTCCTCGATCCAGGAGAAGAACTCGCGCACCGACTCGAACGGCAAGGCGTCGGGGCTCATCACCTTCCTCAAGCCGTCGGACGCCGTGGCTGGCGTGATCAAGTCGGGCGGCACCACGCGACGCGCCGCGAAGATGATCTGCGTCGACCTCGACCACCCGGAGATCGAGGACTTCATCGACCTCAAGATGCGCGAGGAGAAGAAGGCGATCATCCTGGCCGAGCACGGCTACGGCTGGGGGATGGAGGACGAGTCGTACACGACCGTCACCGGCCAGAACGCCAACAACAGCGTCCGCGCCACGGACGCCTTCTTCAAGGCCGTCGAGGACGACGGAGACTGGCACCTGACCTCGCGGGTCGACGGCTCGGTGGTCAAGACGGTCAAGGCGCGCGACCTCTTCCACCGCATCGGCGTGGCGGCCTGGAGCTGCGCCGACCCCGGGATGCACTACGACACCGCGCAGCAGCTCTGGCACACGTGCAAGGCGACGGGCCCGATCCGGGAGACCAACCCCTGCTCGGAGTACCTCTTCCTCACGTCAACCGCGTGCAACCTCGCGAGCCTCAAGCTGACGGCGTTCCTCCGTCCGGACGGGCGGATCGACGTGGCCTCCTTCTGCCGCGCCGTGCGCACCTTCATCATCGCCCAGGACATCCTGGTGGACCTCAGCTCCTACCCCACCAAGGACATCGCCGAGAACTCCCACAAGTTCCGCACCCTGGGGCTCGGGTACATGGACCTCGGCTCGCTCCTGATGCTCAAGGGCCTGCCGTACGACTCGGACGCCGGGCGCGCGTACGCGGCGGCCATCACCTCCCTCATGACCGCCGTCGCGTACCGCACGAGCGCGGAGCTCGCGGAGCGGATGGGGGCGTTCGAGGGCTGGGCCGACAACGCCGAGCCGATGCGCGACGTCCTGATGCGCCACTACCAGTCGAGCCTCTCCATGCGGGTCGACACGGCGGACGAGGCGCACGCGATCTTCGACGAGGCGTGCCGGGCGTGGGAGGACGCGATCCCGGACAGCGGCGACCCGTGCCACGGCTACCGCAACGCCCAGGTGACGCTCCTCGCGCCCACGGGGACGATCGGCTACCTCGTCGACTCGGAGACCACGGGCGTTGAGCCGAACCTCGGCCTCATGCTCTACAAGGAGCTCGCCGGCGGCGGCACGGTCACGCTGCCGAACCGCCTCATCGGCGAATCCCTCCGTCGCCTCGGCTACACGAACGAGGTCTGCGCAGGGGTCGTGGCCTACGTCAACGAGGAGCTCACGACCACGGTCAACGGCAAGGCGGTCACCTACAAGCGCGGCTCGGTCGTGGGCGCCCCCGGCCTCAAGCCCGAGCACTACCCCGTGTTCGACTGCGCCTTTCCGCCGCCGCACTCCAAGGGCCCCTACATCCGCCCCGAGGGCCACGTCCTCATGATGGCGGCCGTGCAGCCCTTCCTCTCGGGCGCGATCTCCAAGACGTGCAACATGCCGCGCGAGTCCACCGTCGAGGACATCAAGCGCATCTACATGCTCGGCTGGCGGTCGGGCCTCAAGGCGCTGGCCATCTACCGCGACGGCTCCAAGGGGGCGCAGCCGGTCACGACGACGCTCAAGGGCGAGGCGAGCAAGGCGGACCCCTTCGCCGAGCTGCGCGGGCTGCCGATCGAAGACCGAGTCAAGCGCCTCGTGGCCGAGGGCCTGCTTCCCGAGGGCTTCGGCTCCCGCCGCAAGCTCCCGAAGAAGCGCAAGGGCTACACGCACAGCCTCAAGCTCGACGGCCACGACGTCTATCTGCGCTCGGGCGAGTACCCTGACGGCACCCTCGGCGAGGTGTGGATCGACGTCAAGCACGACGGCAACACCGTCAGCGGCCTCGCCAACGCCCTGGCGAAGGCCCTCTCGATCGGCCATCAGTTCGGCGTGCCGTGGAAGCTCTACGCCGACAAGCTCCTCTTCTCGTACTTCGAGCCGCACGGGCTCGTGGAGGGGCACGAGACGATCAAGAGCGCCAACTCCATCGTCGACCTCGTCCTGCGGTGGGTGATGGTCGAGTACGAGGGGGCCCTGGAGCTCCAGCACGTCAAGCCCGAGCTGACGGCGCCCCCCGACGACGCCTTCAACGGCGACGGCCCCCCGTGCACCAACTGCGGGTTCATCACCAAGCGCAACGGCGCCTGCTACCGCTGCCCGAACTGCTCCGAGACGAGCGGCTGCTCCTGAAACTCGCCCCGTGGCCGGGTATAAGGCCATGAGGTGAGCATGGTGCCCCCCAAGCGCAACCCACCACGTCAAGCGCCGGCCCAGGGAGCCGGGGCGTGCTGATGTGCGTGACGTAAAGCGAAGCGTCTCCCCCGCCCTCCCCCACGTCCTACCACCCCACCACGAAGCGCAAGACCGCGCGCCGGGCCCGTGAGCCCGGCGCGCGGGCCCTCCCCTTTTCTTTTGGTTCACTCGGTGAATTACGAGTCGACGCGGACGAGGACGGAGCCGATCTCCGTGACGGTGAGCGTCTCAGTCCCGGCGCCGGCGGCAATCCCGGTGCGCGTCTCGACCGACACGTAACACGTGTCGCCGTACGGCGCTTCGGCGTGTACGGGCACGAGGATCTGTGCCCTGGCTTGATGAACCATCGTGAAGCCGGGGGCGGCCTGGAACGGCACGCAGATCTCGACGCACGCGTGAGGCTGGGTCGCAGCCGCCGACTCGAAGAAGAAGAGGGTGTACTGGAGGGTCGCGCCGGCCGCGATGGCGGCGGCAGACGTCGCCGTGATCGTCACGTTCAGGAGGACGTGCGTCTTGACGTGATTGGGGAAGTCCGACGCTTCTCCGGCAGTGTCCGCGATCATCCGGTGCTTCTCCGACGTGACCCACTTAGTCGTGTCCTGGTTGTTGAACAGGGTTAGGTAGCCGTTGTAGGCCTTCGTGTAGGTCTTGGTGTAGTCGTCGGCGTGGTGATGCGACGACACGGCGCTGACGGTGTGACCGGTCTCGTTGCCGTCGAGCCGTTCCTTGTCCGCCTGGGTCAGGATGTCGACCGTTCGACGGGTTGTGACCCCGCCGTCGGTGCGGCGCGTGGACGCCCAGATGACGCGGTTCGCCCAGACCACGCATTGAAGTGCGCCAGCGTTTCCGCTGGGGGTATAGATGGCGGCCAGCTTCGA